AAATACACACTTATCGAAGATAGAAGTGTTAAAAACTCCTCTCTAAAATATTTAGTTTTTTCAGCAAAATAATTGTAGATAGTATAATCTTCAATTTCTAATAGATAATTTAAAATAAAATCTTTAATTTCTTTTTCTGAAGTATGGTCAATTAAATTATTCGTTACTTTGACAAATACATAATTCTTACTACCTTCTGGATTAAATTTATAGAATCCATTGTCTTCTAAAAAATTCTTGAAAAGTATGTGTACTATCTTAATTATTCCTTTTTCATTTTTGTTCCAAAAAATATTATTAGAATGTTCTTCTTCTAATTTTGTTATGACTTTATCAATAACATCAATCTCAATTTTGTCATCTGCTAATTGAGATCGGATTTCTTTTTTTGTTACACCACTTCTTAATTTATACTTTATTAGATTAACTTTTTCTTCATCTTCATAAAACTTAGTTCCAAAGTTTTGTAAATGTGAATAAGCTGAATTAATAGTTCTTTCAACTTCTGAATTTGGAAAATCTTTACTTGCAAATTGACTCATTACATACTTTGCTAAGTTTTTATTGACTCCAAAATCATTAAAGGCTGAAGCCAGGATATAAACATTGTTGTTTCTTTCTCCTGATTTTAAGCCATATTTTTTCTCCCACCATTTTACTAATATTTCTACGATTTTGTTTTCATCACTTACAGGTATTGTAACTACGCCTTGATTTTTACTTACTTCATTATACTCTTGCTCTATTATTTTATCCCATACACTTGAGTTTTCATTCACGTGGATTAATGGATCGTAAGATTCATAACAAACTCTTGATATGTTTTTAGATGTAGTATCAAAATAATCTGATTTGAAATGTTTCTCTAAAGAACTAAAATAGTTTTTATGATTATCTATTTCTTTAGGAATTTTAGTCAAAACCTTTAAGCCTTTACCACTTGGACTTATAAATACAGAATAAACATAATTGTCTTTTGATAGCTTTTCTTTTGCTTCTAATAAATCCTTTGTAGATTTGTATCCATCGAAGTCTAAACATATGAGTCCTGAATGTTCACTAAGAGATGTATCATTCCTTTTTGTAAATTGTCCTGAAAAACAAATAGCTGGTAATGATTGCTTTATTAGATTTCTTTTTGACTTGTCTGATTCTTTTCTTATACTTTTTACTAAGTCTTTTGATGCACCTTCTTGTATCCTTTTTAGTACTACTTCAACTTCTCTATAGAAGGGTTGAGAGGTGTTTTTAATGTCTTTAAATATAGTTATTTCCATTTCGTGTTGATTTTGTGTTGATTTTGTGTTGATTTAATTTTCTCTAACTAACTAACTATTAGTTATTTATATTTATTTATTACTTTAAGTGTTGAAAATTAGTTAATATATATGATATATAAAAATATATTATATAAAAAAAATAAAAAAACGTAAATAGAGGAAGAAAAATCAACACTTTTAAAAGTAGAGCAAAAAAAAAGGAGGCAGAACCTCCTTTCTTAATTGCTTAAGATTTAGAAAGGTAAATCCTTTTCTACTTTTTCTTCTTGCTTTTTTTCTTCTGGTTTCCAGGTATCAACTGCAACATAGTGCGTTTTACCATATTGATCAGCTTCCCTTTTCTTTTGAACAAGAACTTTGATATACTTTTTTCCATTGTACTCAAAGATGTGTTCAGATGGTAAATCTGTCAAATTAATAGAACATGCTACTTGGTCTCCATCAAATTTAGAAACTCCAGAACCTACATAAATTTTGTCTTCACTCATAATTATTTAATTTTAATTTTTTGTTCCAATTGGTTTATTGTAGCGATAATAATGTCATCTTTATCGCCTTGACTATCTGTAGACATTGGAACTTGAATCCACATAATAGTGCCTTTGGGTGTGCTTTTATACAACATAGCCCATAGTTTTTTAAAGTATTTCATAGTGTATGTATTGGTTAATATCCTCTACAGCATCATTTTTAAAGAATCTGCTGTATACTTTTAAAGATTCCATAACTTTCTCATACCCTTTAGCTAAAAACTCAGCAGAAGGCTCGTAAATGCCTAATTGATGAGTAGTTTTGTCAATTACATAGAATTGTATCGGTTTATTAAACAATCTTTGATAAATATATGCTTGAGAGTCGTAATTGTATTTGTTAGCTGAATATCTAAATCGAGATATATCTGAACTACTTTTTATATCAATTAATTTATTAGGACAAACTATATCTGCCTTACCTTTCCACATATGTCCACATATTTCAGCTACTTCTGGAACTTCGTAAGTATTGTCAAAATCATAAATTTCAGTAATCATTTCCTTATTGTTTTTTATTACCTCAACCATTTTGTCTAAATTTTCTTGTTCTTTTTTTAACAACATAATTTCGTTAGTTTCAGCTAATAAATCTTTGTAAGCCTTAGTATTACGACTTGACATATCCACAACTTTAAAATTTTTTAATTTGTGTGGCTCTAACAATGCAGTATGAAAATATCTACCTTCAAGCATAGCTTTAGTTTGTTCTTTTTCTTTGCGAAAAGAAGTCGGATCGTTTAGTAGTGTATAAATATCAGAGTTTGATAACCATTGCTGACCATACTCACCATAGTAATATTTATCCCAATTTAACTTTTCCAGAACTTTTGCTTTTTTATTGTCTATCATATTTATTGATTTAAACTTTTAGACAAATCTTGCTTTGTTTTTTTAGATATAGTATACTTTGATTCTAATTCAGTAATAATTTTATCTAATGACTTTCCTTTAACTGAAGGATGATTATTCATAAACTTTACTACTTTATTCCAATTTTTGTCTGCTTTGTTTAAAGGAGTAAGATCTTTGATAACTGCGTTTTCAACATCTAAATCAAAATCTTTTACTAATTTATTAAAAGGTTTAGTGTTTGGTAATTTTTTAGGTGTCTTTTTAGGATTATCTGTGTACACTTTTGCATCTGTATCTGCATCACTTATAATTCCTAACATAGATGATAACATATATCTTCTATAATAAGTAATTCCACTACCTGTAGATTGATACACATTCATACCTTTCATTGAGCATTCTGGAATCACTGCGTGTGATTGAATACTCTCTCCACTTGGATGATGAAATAAAAGTGTAGTTAATCCATTTTCTTCCATAAGTTGAGTGAAACCTAATTTATGTTTGTTTAAAAGAGGATTAATTTGTGCTATTATGTAATCAAGTTTTATATACTTGTATCCATAACCATCTGTTTCTTTAAGTAAAACAGGACATTCTTGCTGAAAATCAGCAAGAGCTTTAAAAAGATTTTTTTTGTTTTCCATTTTGTTTATTTTATTTGATTTAATTTAATTTTGTGTTTTGCATATTTCTTCAAAACATTATCTCTTCGAGTTTTTAAGTTTTGTATATGCTTGTCATTCTTTCTTGTGTTCATTTCAGTTTTCATCCTGGATTCAATGAGTGAAAGTTTATGATTGCAATTACTGAGTGCAACTAATAAGATTGCTTTTTTCCATCCATTTATATAAAACAATGAATACTCTTCTTCATCCATTTCTTGATAATAATCGCCCCCTTTTGAGCAATTTAATATTTCTATTTTACTTGGAAATGCCTGTAGTTTTACTCCTAATTTAACAATAAACGTAGCTTTGCCTATTGTGTTTTTTGTAGCAGTACGATCTTGAATTGCTTGATTATAAACTTCTTGGATGGTGTACATTAAACTTCTTGATTAATTTTTTCTATCATATGCAGATAATCCTTATCAGCATCAATTAAGGCTTTAGCTTGTTTATATCCATGTATTATAGTAGAATGGGCTATCTTACAACCATTGTCTTCCATAAATTTTTGTACATAAGAAACTCTAATTGGTCTTTCTAAACATAAATAATATAAAAGTTGTCTTGCATCTACTAAATCTCTTCTCCTGGATTTGTCAAACATTTCATCTAATCCAAGATGAAATTGTTCTGCAATTGCGTGTGCATATTTATCGAATATTTCTTTTTTCATTATATTTTATTTAATTGTTTTCTTTTAATCTTTCAATTTCAAATTCTAAATGTGCTATAGCTTTATATAAATCTTGCACAGGTGTTTCGTGTTTTCTGGAACTTCTTAAGCAATAAGTAACTGCAGTACCTATATTGTAAGTACAATCAAAATCAGTAACAACATACCTTGCTTGATAATTTCTTTTTTTATTTGTTCCAACATAATAATGTGGAACTCTTTCATCTTTTGACATTTAATTATATTTTTTTAATTTATACTTGCTCATATCGTTTGAGATAAAAACATTTTTTTTTGGCTCTCTATATTTAGGAGTAATAGCACGTAGTCTATTGTTTACTTCTTGCATTCCAGAATAAACAAAATAATCATTAAGTTCAATGTAATTCTCCTTAGACTTTGCTTTTAAATCTCTTTCTTGAGATAAATTTTGGATGAGGTATTTAGATAAATTCATAAGTTAAAAAGAAAAGGGGGAGTTAAAAACATTTCCCCCAATTCATTACACACACAAAACAATTTGATAACCATAGCAAAAATAACCTATTACTTTGGTATAACAAAATTATTTGAAGAGTTATTTTTATGAATTTGTAATGACTCTAAATTAAGTTGTTGTAACCATCTTATATACTTAAAGTTGGGATTTTCTTTTAATTTTTCATTTAGGATCATTTGCTCTAATTCATTCATATTTAGTGATTTTAAGTGATTTTATAAAAATTTGACCTCTCCAGAACGCTTCTAAGAGACTTTCTCAATGTAGTTGATACCTAACTACCCCCAAACTACAGGGTTAAGGTTTACTCTCTCAGATTTGTCTTTAGTAACAGATTCAAGTGCTTCCTTTATGGTTTTACCATAATAAACATTTAAATCATAAGAATCATAATAACCTTCATCATAAGTTTCTTCCAAGTTAGTATGTGGCTCAACCAATTTAGTTAAGTTAACTAAAAATTCCCATTGTTTTCCATTGTAATCATACTCAAAAGGAAACTTTCTTCTCTTGTCATTAGGATTGATTCCTTTAGGAGATATGTCTTCTTCTACTTTTACAATTCCAAGTTTATCAATGTAAAAGTCAAAATCATCTTCATACCAATTTGGACATTCAAACGAATTTTGCTCAACACAAACTCCATCTTCATATCGCATCCATCCACCCCAACCTGTTTCTTCTTCCCAAGAATAAGTAAATGTTGGATGAATCTTTGCTAATCTTTCTATTAAATCAACGTGCAAAGGACTCCAAGCAGTAGTATAACTATAGCATCCATTTTCGTAATTGTTATCATAACAACCCCATTTTGTACCATAGTTATAGTGATTCCAATCATACCAATTGTCAAACAGATATTTGTCTTTAAGATTATCCGACATAGCTTGTGTAATATTATTGCTAAAGATTCTCTCATTATTAGTGACCTTGTTCTCTAATTTGTTTTGTTTTTCTTGTTTAATGTACTCTTTTTCAGAAACGATCTTAGAAGG